CGGTGCCGGTGCCGGTGTTGGTCGGAGCCAGATCGTTCTTGCCGCCACCACCGAACGAGCCGGCGACCGACACGCCGATCCCGGCCAGCGCGGCGACCGTTGCGGCGCCCGCGGCGATATTGAGCGGGAAGGGGAGGCTCTTGATCGCGTTGACCACGGCCTCGGTCGCCCCGACCGCGATTCGCGCGACGCTGTTGGCGATCTTGCTGCCGGTCTCGATCGCATCCTGTGCGATCGCACGAACCGACATCGCGAACTGGACGAGGCGGAATGCCTTCTCGGCGGTCGCCAGCGCCTGATAGCCGGTCGAGCCTTCCTTGAAGAACCCCTTGGCAGCTGCGGTCATGTCGCCGAACGCGCTGATCTGCTGCGACGATGACCGCAGCGAGAAGAGCCGGTTCTCGCGATCGATCTGCTGCTGATCGTCGCCCGCCGCAGCGATCGCGGCCTTGTGCGCCTCCTGCAGCTTGGCCTGGTCGGCATAATAGCCGGTCATGACGGTCAGCGCGTCGCCGATCGCCGAGCCGACATTGCCGAACGCATCGGCCATGCCCTGCGCGGCGCGCTGCGCGGTCTGGTCGATCGTGTCGAACAGATCTGCCGTGGCGCGCAGCTCGGCATTGAAGGCCGCCTGCGTTTCGGTCAGCTGCTGCGCACCGACCGCGATCGCGACCTGCTGCTCCATATAGGCCGCGCGGTCGCCGGGGTTGTACTTCTGCGCCTCCTGCGTGGCCTTCAGCGTCGCGAGCGCGCGCACCCACTCCATGTCGGTCGCGCCAACGAGACGAAGCTCCTCGCGCATTTGGGCGAGCCGGTCGTTGCCGGATGCCATGTCGGTGTTGAACTGCGCACTGCGCTCGGCCGTGGTGAGATCGGCGCGCGCGACGCGCTGGTCGGCCAGCGCCTTGGTCGCGCGATCGGCCTCGGTCGTCAGGCCCCGCGTGCGGGCAGCCTCGATCGCGGCGAGCAATGGCAGATCCGCGATCTGATCCTTGACCAGCTCGGCCGCGCGCATGGCGGGCACGAGACCGGCCGCGACCTGCGCGTTGACCAGCATTTGCGCCGCGGCCTGGTCGCGCGCGGTCGCGGTGGACTTGGCGACGTCCGAGACGCGCTGTGCGATCGCCAGGCGCACCTGACGGTCGACCGACGCCTCGATGTCGGCGCGCTGCTTGATCGCCTTGCTCTCGGCCTTCACGCGCGCCTCGGCGATCAGGGCCGCGGCACCGGAGACGCCATAGGCATCCGCCAGCTTGTACAGGTTGCGGATCTGCGCCTCGATCGCCTCCGAATCGCGCACCAGCGAGGCTGCATGGCTGTCGACGGGCGTCTTCTTCGGCGTGCGATCCGCCTTGATCTCGTTGGCCTTCTTCAGCAGGCGCTCCTGCGACTTGCTGATGATGTTCTCGGCAGCGGTCGCAAAAAACTTGTTCGTCCCGTTCACGACCTGCCCGGCGCCCTGCGCGTATCCCTTGCCGAACGCCTTGCCGAGGCTGCTGCCGGCGCTGGTCACGGCCGTTGCGGCATCGCTCTGGCCCATGGCTTTCAGGATCGGACCGGCGAAGTCGCTGATCGCGCTGCCGATCGACTTCAGCCAGCCGGCCACGCGGTTGTAGATGACGTTGAAGATCTGGGCGATGCCGTTGCCGGCCCACTGGGCCGCGGCGACGACGGGGGCGAAGAACTGCGCGACGGCCGTGGCTGCGGCCGAGACATAAGCCGACACCGACGTCGAGATGCTGCTCCATAGCTCGACGATTGCGGCATAGGTGCCGGTGAACGTGCCATAGATCGACGCGAGGAATGCCTGCACCTGCTGCGCGTCGTTCGGCGAGAACAGATAGTCCATCAGCGACTTGCCCGACCCGCCCAGGTTGAGCCCGTCGGTGATCGTCTTCCAGACGCCGGCAACCATGTCGCCGGTCGTGACCGACTGATCGCCGAGCTTCTTCATCTCCTTGTGCGTCAGCCCGAGACCCTCGGCGAACTTCTTCATGCCGGCGTCTTCGTTGATCTGCTCCTTCCACCGGTAGAGGGCGACGCCCGCGACGCTTGCGACGGCGATCACCGGCGCGAAGGCAAGCGCGAGCCCACCCATCTGCATGGCGAAGCCCTTCACGCCGCCCTCGGCCATCTGCGCGACCTGGAAGATCTGGCCCGCCTGGCTGGCGAAGATCTGGAACGGCGCCGCGCCCATGGCGGCCATCGTCGCGACGTCGTTCAGCTGGAACGACAGCTGGGTGAGCGTGCCTTTGCCCTTCTTGGCGACACGATCCATGTCGTCCTGCGCCTGAGTGCTCTGGCGCAGGCGGCCGGTCAGCACCTCCTGCTGGCGCGCATATTCCGCGGGTGCGGTCGCACCGGCATGATAGAGCCGCGTGGATTCCGCGATCTCGGCGTTGAGCTTCCTCGTTGACGCATAGAGCGGATCGGTCGCCATGCGCAGCTGCTCGGCCGCGGCCGCATCGGCGACCTGGGCATCGTGCGACGCGCGCACGGTCGACGCCAGCAGCGCATGCTCGCGCGCCAGCTGTTCGGTCGCCATACCCTCGAGGCGCATGGCGGCCGCATTGGCCTCGCGTTTCGCTGACTCGTCGATCGCCTGCTGCGCGCCATAGTCGCGCATGCCCTGCTTGGCGCGCGCCTCGAACATCGCGCTGGCGAGCGCCGCCTCACGCCGCGCCTGCGCATCGAGCGCAGCGGCCGCGGCAAGGCTCGCTGCCTCTTCCTCGCGCAGTGCCACGACACCGGCTTTCACGCGGGCCTCGAACATCTGATGAGCATAGGCGGCTTGCCGCAGGGATTCCGCCTCGGCGGTTACCGCGGCCGCGGCCTGATTGGTCGCGTTGACGAGTGCCAGCTCCTCGCTGCGGATCCGCTGGGCGAGCTCGGTCAGGCCCTGCTGCTCGGCTGCCAGCGCGGCGAACTCGGCCTTCGCGCTGCGGACCTCCTCACGGGTCTTGCCGAACACGCTGTTCTGCCGCTCGAGCTGCGCCACGAGCCGCTCGCCAGCCTTTTCGGCGCTCGCGATCGCCTGCCGCGCGGTCTGCATCTCGCGCGACGTCGCATTTCCGAACGCGACCACATTCGATGTGCTGGCCGAAAGGTCGACCATGCCCCGGGTCGCGCGCTCGATCCGATTGGCATCCGCAAGCACCTTGGCCTCGGTCGAGCCCATGGCGTCCTGCAACTGCATCAGACCACCGAAAGAATCGCCGGTGTCGATGACAAAGCCGACCTCGAGCCTCGGGGAGGAATCGTCCATGGACATGCGTCATCCTCCCCGTTTGATCAGCCCAGCACTGCGCGCAGCTGGGCTTCTTCGATCTCAAGCTCGCGCTGTGTGACCGGCGCCCGCCATGGTGGCGGGCAGTTTTCGCTTTCAGCGGCCCGCCCCTCGTCGAGGTAGGCTTTCGATAGCTTGCGGATCAGCCGCGCTTCCCATGGCTCAAGGCACACACAGGTATTGCCCTGCCACGCCGCGAGTTCGTGCGAGCTGATCGGAGCCGCGCCCATACCGGCCGCCTCGACCAGCCCCATCTCGATGAGCCAGTCCGTGATATGCGGCGCCGGATTGGGCGGCATCTGTGGATCGATCTTCTTCCGCTTCAGCTCGGCGATCCGACTGAGCTTCGGCGCGGTCGATTCTTCCTTCCCGCGCCGGCTACGGGCATCCGGCTTCGGCGTGGCATGCAGCCAAGCCATCTGCCGGACGTAGAGGGTCAGGCCGCCTTCGAGGCGGCGCTGAAGTTTCCCCAGTCGCCGACGAACTTCGCGACCTGCTTGGTGATGAAGCCGAGGCCCTGGTTCGCATAGACGGCGCGGTAGAGGTCTTCGCCGGTGACCGGTTCGGCCGCACCGTCGGGCTGGTATTCGAAATTCTCGAAGCTCGCGGTGATCGCGGCGAGGTCCTCGGCGGTTTCGGCGACGCGCTCTTCCGGCGTGGCGGCGGTAATCTTGCCGTCATTGTCCTGCATGCGCTTCAGCGCGCGCGCCGACTGACGGGATTCGACGATGCCGTAAGCCTTGCTGCCCGGGCCATGGACATGGATACGGACCGGCAGGGTGCGCTCGTCATCGGCGAACAGCAATTCGCCGGCCGGGTTCTTGAGGTGGAGGGCGGCCGTAGCGGCGACGGCGAGCGAGGCAATGTTGAGCTTCATGAAAGGAGTCCTTCGCGGGAGGAGGTGCGCCAACCCGGCTCGCGACCCGCGACGACGGGCCGAGCTGGCGCATAAGAACCGGCGTCGCGGGCGCTGGGAGGGGAGGAACTTAGGCTGCGGCGACCTTGATGACCTTGGTGCAGATCTCGATCGTGGGCGTCGCCATCAGCATGCTGTCGGCGCCGTCCGCCGTTTCAGGCGAACCGAACGAGCGACCCTGAAAATACCGCTTCGCGCCGTCCTGGTAGGTGACGCGGAACGAATAGAGCTTTTGCGTCTCGTCATCGGACGCCGTCTGCAGGATGGTCTGGCCTGCATCGAGGCTGTCGATGGCGATCGAGGGCTGCAACGCGCCATAGTCGGCCGACCCCTTGTACTTCTGCTTGGCGCCTTTCAGCGGCTGGAATTCGACCTTCGCGAAGCTGGCGCCGAACGAGCCGAGCTTCTCGACCTGGTTGATTTCGGTAAAGGTGAGGGCCGCATAGCCGGTCGCGTCGAGCGTGGCAGGCGTTGCGGCCGAGATAGCAAGCGCCGAGCCTGCTGCAGTCTGAGAACCCATGGTCTTGCTCCTGGTAACGTAACGCCGGAAAGCCCGGCCGGTGATCGCCCGCCGGGCGGCGGGTTAGGGAGTTAGCTCTTGGCCTTGGCGGTGCGCGGCGCGCGGGGGCGCTTCGGCTTGGCTGGCGACGACGGGGCGTCGGTCACGGGCTTCTCGACGGAAGCCTCGACCAGCCCGGCCGCGCGGTAATTCGCGAACTCGCCTGCGGTGAGCTCTTCCGTCGCTCCCGCAACGAACTTGCGATCGCTGCCGGCATCGTTGAAATCGGTTGTGACGGTCGCGCTGACCATCTTCGGGGTTGTGGACATTCTGGTCTCCTCTCGTGGTCAGGCAGGGGCGTCGAAGCTGACGCGGAAATCCTGTGTCTGTTCGAAGCTGTTGCCCGGGCCGCGCAGGTCGGGCCCGCGGCCAGCAGTCAGGACGGAAACACTATCGGCCCCGGCGATGCTGCCGGTGCGCCCCGCGCAGGCCTTCACGACGAGCTTTATCGCAGCGACCTGGTCGCGGTAGCTCGCGGCTCGCGCGGTGACCGAGATGCGCTCAATGGTGCGCACAGTGGCCCCGCGCTTCAGCATCTGCCGCTCCACGTTACTGGTCATCCGGACCAACAGCGTTGTCAGCGCGACACCGTCGGGAAGCGCGCCAGCTTTGATCTGACCCGCGGGAATGGCCGCGATCAGCGCCTCGTTCGAGTTGAGCAGCTCGCCAACGATATCGACACCGGTCATGCGTCTTCGCCTTCCGGTTCAGCGGTTCCGATGATCCCCGAGCGGGTTACGCGCGCGTTGATGAAGCTCTGTGCCGCGGCGACCGCCTCGGCCCCCTTGATGTCGAGCGCTGGGCGTAAGAACGGGTTCGGCTTGGCGCCCGGGTGGAAAATGGTGTCGCCAACGAACTTGCCGCCGATGACCATCGTGCGCTTGTCCTTGGCGTTAATCCGCGCGACGCTCTTGCCGCCGCTTTCGTCTTTGGCGACCGAGATGAAATGGGCGTCGGTGCCATATTCGAGCCAGTTGGCGATCGAGCGGCCCCAGCCTTTCCGAACGGCAATCGTCACCGTCAGGCGTCCAGCCTCCGACTTGCTCCGCATTTCGAGCGCCTCGTCGACGTCGGAGGAAATCGACCGCTCTTTTGCCTCAGCGAGAATGATCTTCCCGCCGGCGCGCGCCGCGCCGCGCAGCAGCTTGTTCTCTACCTCGGCAGGCAACTGCGCGATGTAACGGCGAACCGATTGACCGCCCCGGCTGGTAGCCATCAGGCGGCGTTCCCGGCCGTGCTGTATTCCTCGACCATGAACTCGACGCCCGAGCGCTGCCGAATAATCGCGGGGCCCGCGATGATCTGCATGATACGATCGCCCATCACGAACCGCATGCTGCTCGTGATGTCGTCCCGGTAGCGCATGCGCACCCGGGCGGGCCGGGTGGCAACGTTGATGCCCTCGGCAAGCTTCTCGCCACGGCTGGGCAGCATATCGACGACGCCTGCCCAGACCTCGTCGACGAGCTCCCAACCGCCAGAGCCGGCACCGTCGAAAGCCGTATCGGCGACGGGGCGCTCGATGCGGATGAAGTCGGGCAATTCGCCGGCAGTGAGCTGGGTCATACGACGAACTTGCGCAGGGGAGCGATGAGGAACGTGATCGCCAACGGCAATTCCGTCAGGTTTTGCCCCGCCGCCTCGCGATTGGCGTACCATTGCCCAACGAGCAGGAGCACCGCCTGCGCTGCAACAGCGCGATCGCGCACCGCCGTCGTCGATAGATCGTTGACGAAGTCGCACCCTGTGGCGCCCTCAATCGCTCGAACCGCTGCTGCGATGAGGATGACGAGATATGCGTCCTCGCGGCTGGACGATCCGAGGCGAAGGTGCGTCTTCACGTCCGAGAGGGTGACGAGCTCAGCCACGGGTGAAATCACGCCCATCGCGCCCCTTCTTAACCGCCAGCCGCCAGCCGGTGTCGGGGCCGTCCGGCTTATCGCCGGTATCCTTCTGCGCGGTCCAGAGTGAACCGCCGAAGGTTACGGCGTCGCCCAGCGTATAGGCCTGGCCTTCCTTGAAGACGCCGCGGTCGATCACTGCCGGGACGGTGAGGTCGAAGGTCTTCACCTGCTCACCGCGAACGAATTTGAGGGTCGCCTGGCGCTCCCCGGTCTGCTCGATCGACATATCGTCGAAGCCCAAGCCGGGGTCGCCGTCCTTCCCATCGACGCGACCAAGCGGGCACATCTTGCCGTCGCTCAGTGTCACGACCAGCGCACCGGTGCGGTCGATCATCGCGCCAGCGAGGCCGACGCCGTCCTTTGCAACAGGCAGCGCGGCAACAGCGCGCTCGACGGCCGATGCAATGATCGGCTCGACGTCGGCGACGGTGACGCTTTTGCCATCAGCAGGGGTTGGCAGCGCCGCGACTGCGGATGCTACGGCCTCAGCGATGATCGGCTCGACATCAGCGACCGTGACGCTCTTGCCATCGACCGGCGCCGGCAGCGCCGAGACTGCGGCCGCAACCGCCGCGTCGACCGGCGCAATAACGTCGACCGGGGGCAGCGCGGCGACAGCGCGCTCAGCTTCCTGAGCAATCAGCGGGCGCACATCGTCGATCGTGACGCTCTTGCCATCGACCGGCGCAGGCAGCGCCGAGACTGCGGCCGCAACCGCCGCGTCGACCGGCGCAATAACGTCGACCGGGGGCAGTGCGGTGACAGCGCGCTCAGCTTCCTGAGCAATCAGCGGGCGCACATCGTCGATCGTGACGCTCTTGCCATCGACCGGCGCAGGCAGCGCGGCGACCGCAGCAGCGACTGCTGCCTCGACCGACGGAATGACGTCGACCGGCGGTAGCGCGGCAACGGCCCGCTCGGCCTCGGCAGCGATCAGCGGCTTCACGTCGTCCAGCGTGACGCTGACGCCATCCTTGGCAGGGGGCAGATCGCCGACAGCCCGCGCAACGGCCGCGGCGACAAGGGGCTCAACGTCGGCGACCGTGACGCTGGTGCCGTCGCGCGGCGCGGGC